GACTTTTAAATTTTATAAGTATCGTTTTGGTGGGAAATCATATCTGAAGAATCCGAAAGATTTGATGGAAATTGGTCGGTCATATAGTGATAAGGAAGTTGCGGAATATGCAGGTGTCGCATCGTTTCGTAATTATCACAACTATGTAAATAGTAAAGACACCACACTAGGACTTCTGGAATGTCCAATTTCAGAAGATATTATAAAAGCAAACAGACTGCTCGAAATTAAAGACAATAGGATTCACTTTATGTTCGAGGAGACACAAACGGAGAAATAAAATGGCAATTGGATTCAACCAAACCAAGGGCTCAGCCCAAAAAGAAAAAATCGAAACCTATAACTATGCAGGTAAAGAAGACCATCATGTAAGACTTGTTGGTGACTTACTACCTAGATATGTATATTGGATTAAGGGAGAGAATGGCAAAAACATTCCTATGGAGTGTTTATCTTTTGACAGAAACTCTGAAACCTTTAACAACAAAGAACATGACCATGTTCGAGACTTTTATCCAGACCTTAAATGCGGATGGTCATACGCCGTCCAGTGCATAGACTACGCTGATAAAAGTGTAAAAGTTCTTAATCTAAAAAGAAAATTGTTCGACCAAGTTATAGTCGCCATGGAAGAGTTGGGAGACCCAACAGACCCAGTCACAGGATATGATATCCATTTCAAAAGAAAGAAGACTGGTCCACAGGTGTTCAATGTCGAATATCAATTACAAGTTCTTAAGTGCAAACCAAGAGAACTAGAGGACTGGGAGAAAGATTTAGTGGCAGAATTAAAGTCAATGGATGATGTTCTTCCAAGACCAACTGCAGATGCACAGTTAGAACTCTTAAGAAGAGTCAACGACCAAGGTGGTGAAACACCTCAGGAAGTCTCAGACGAGTTTGATGTATCATGATTGGGGTAGGTGAGAAGTTTCCTGCATTTACTTTGCAGGGTGTCAATGCTAGTAATGAGTTTGTAGAAGTTTCGGTAACGGAACACTACGACCCGTTAAAGCATGATTACACAGTAATCTACTTCTATCCTAAAGACTTTACTTTCATATGCCCAACAGAAATTGCGGGTATGGATATGTTAGTAAGTGAGGCTAATGTAATCGGTATTAGTGGAGATAATGAGTTTTGTAAGTTAGCTTGGAAACAAGACAATGAACTTATAAGAGATATCAAACATTCACTAGCTGCCGACTGCGGTCTAAGACTTGCAGAAGATCTAGGAATAGTAGATGAAGAAGCAGGTGTTTGCTATAGAGCAACTTACATTATTGATAGAAATGATGTAGTGCAGCATGTATCAGTAAACGCACTAGACACAGGCAGAAATGCGAATGAAGTTCTTAGAACTTTACAAGCTATTAAAGCTGGTGGATTAACTGGATGCGAATGGCAACCAGGAGAAGACTTCGTTGGCTAGAAATGCATACGATTTTTATCCTACTCCCGAGTGGTGTTACGAGAATCTTCCAATAGATTGGAGCTTGTTTAAAACAGCACACGAACCCTGCAAGGGAGACGGTAGAATAGTATCTTTTCTTGAAAACAAAGGTATCAAAACTTCTTGGACAGAAATTCAAGAAGGTAAAGACTATTTTGAGTGGGATGGAGAAGTTGATTTAATATTGACAAATCCACCCTTCTCAATAGCAAAAGAGTTTATAGAACACTCTATGATGTGTTCTACTACAGTAATAATGTTACTTAGAGTAAACTACTTAGGAAGTCAGGCTAGATATGATTTTTGGAATCAGTTTCCGCCTGACGGACTAATTATATTAAGTAAAAGACCTTCCTTTACAGGTAAAGGCACAGACTCAACAGATTATGCATGGTTTGTTTGGTCTGATAAAAAAGAATTACATGGATTTAGGTGGATTAAATGATTTTATTTACAGCAGATTGGCATATTAAATTAGGACAAAAGAATGTACCCGTCCCTTGGGCATGTACTAGATATCAAATGTTCTTTGAACAAGTGCAAGAAGCTATAGATGAACACGGAGTAACTTTACATATTATTGGAGGAGACTTGTTTGACCGAGTTCCTTCAATGGATGAACTTACTCTTTACTTTGATTTTGTTGCAAAACAAAAAGTAAGAACGATTATCTATGACGGAAACCACGAAGCTACAAAAAAGAATCATACATTTTTTAGTAATTTAATTCGTGCCACAAAAGATATTAACCCTCTAGTAGAAGTAATAACAGAAACTTACTATGAGGATGATTGGGCGATTCTTCCCTATGCAGATTTACATAAAAAGAATCATATAGAAAGCATCGAAGCAGATGTATTATTTACTCATGTGCGTGGAGAGATACCACCTCATGTTATACCAGAAGTAGATTTAGAAAGATTTGATAAGTTTAAGACTGTATTTGCTGGAGACTTACATGCTCACGAGAATACTCAACGAAATATTGTGTACCCAGGCAGTCCAATGACAACATCTTTTCATAGAAACGAAGTCCAAACGGGGTATCTAATTATTAATAATAACTTTGATTGGACATGGCATCAGTTTGACTTACCACAACTTATTCGTAAGACTGTGGAAGACCCAAGTGAAATGGTACAAACAATGTTCCATCACACTATATATGAAGTTGAAGGAGATGTTCAAGATTTGGCAAAAGTCAAAAACTCTGATTTACTTGATAAAAAAGTTGTAAAACGAGAAGTTGAAGCAACTTTAAATTTACATGGAGATATGACTATTTCTGATGAGTTAGGTGTATACCTAAAAGAAATATTATCTCTTGATGATAACAAGATTAGAAATATAATGGGAGTTTTCAATGATTATTCTGCAAAAACTGAAATGGGATAATTGCTTCTCGTATGGAGCAAACAATGAGTTAGACCTATCAGAGTCTACACTCACACAATTAGTTGGAACTAATGGAGTTGGTAAATCCTCTATACCATTAATATTAGAGGAAGTGTTATTTAATAAGAATAGTAAAAATGTTAAAAAGGCGGACATTGCTAACAGATATGTTAATAAAGGATACGATATATCTCTTGAATTTAGTGTTGATAACGATGCTTATTGCATTTCTGTTAGTCGTAGGTCTACATTAAAGTGTAAACTTACAAAGAACGGAGAGGACATAAGTTCTCATACTGCATCGAATACTTACAAAACTTTGGGAGAAGTTTTAGGTATAGACTTCAAAACATTTAGTCAATTAGTATATCAGAATACTAATGCGTCTTTACAATTTCTGACAGCGACAGACACAAACAGGAAAAAGTTCCTGATTGACCTATTAAAATTAGACGAATATGTATCGTTCTTTGAGACTTTCAAAGAAGCAGTACGCACAGCTTCGAGTGATATTACTACAAGCAACGCGAAAATTGCAACAATTGAGAAATGGCTCGAAGATAATTTTTTGGAAGATACAAGTCTATTGGAGAAAATGGATTTACCATTTCAGTCAGAAGAAGACGAGAAGTCTTTAAGTTCTTTACAGATAGAATTTGAAAATATCTCCGAAAAGAATAAAAATATAAATACTAATAATCATCTGAAAGAGCAGTTAAAAACAATAGACCTGCACGAAAACAAAAGATTATTAGCAGAGCATCCAGAACTTGTTGATACTTCGAGTTACCTTACAGGATTAGGGTCTTGGAAGTCAGAACAAATGCACGAGCAAAAGATGTTAGAGAAATACCAAACCCTAGCGGGTATGGAAAATGCTACTTGTCCTACTTGCGATGGAGACATAGACCAAGTTTTCGTAAGTAATATGATAAAAGAGCATGAAGAAAGAATAGAACAATGTGAGAAGTTTGCAAGTAAAGACAGAGAAAGATTGCAAGAGATTGAGGAAAAGAATGAAATACATAGGAAAGCAACCGAAAACATCCAATCTTGGGAAGATATCTACCGCAGCATCGACAACGAACTCCCTTCACAAGTCATTAACGGAGAAGAGTTGGAAAGTCAAATTCAAACGCTTCGTAAGAAGATTGCCGATACTAGGCAAGCTCTTTCGGAGGTAGTAGAAGAAAATGAACGACGAGAACGACATAATACTAGAATTGGTATCATACAGGAACAAACTGCACAATTTCAAGAGCAGTTGGTATCACTCGAGAATGGGTTACAAAGTGCAGAAGACAAACTTACGATACTTGAAATACTTAAAAAAGCATTTAGTACAAACGGTTTACTCGCGTATAAAATCGAATCACTTGTCAAAGAACTAGAGATACTTACCAATGAATATCTTGCAGAGTTTAGTGACGGCAGGTTCAGTATTAATTTTGTTGTAGAGAACGACAAACTCAATGTAGAAGTATCTGATAATGGAAACATTATAGATATTCTTGCTCTATCTAGTGGAGAACTAGCAAGAGTAAATATTGCGACATTAGTTGCAATTCGAAAACTTATGACATCTATTAGTAGAAGTCAAATAAATGTATTGTTCCTCGATGAAGTCAATCAGGCTCTCGATGAACAAGGAAAAGAAAAAGTAGTGGAAGTTTTACTGAAAGAAGAAAATCTAAATACATATTTAGTATCTCACGGTTGGACACACCCATTACTAGAAAAGATAGAAATTATCAAAGAAGATAATATATCGAGGTTAGATTAATGAAAGGATATATATTTACAATCTGTCTAATGATGACAGGAACTATTGCAATGGCATATAGTCAATTAGAGTACAAGGGTGTTGCCCGTGTACATGGCTGTACGGGAGAGTGTTATGAAGAGTATGTTCGTATAAATGGTACTCCTGCAGAAATCGAAAGAAAGAAACAAGCGTTAGCACAAGCTGACGAGTTCAGCAGTATTAGAAGTCTTTGGGCTGGCTGTGCTGCTTGTCATGGAAATGAAGGTCAAGGTATGGCAGTATTTCCTAAACTAGCAGGTCAATCAGCTGACTATATAGTAGACAGACTAACCACTTACAAGAACAGAGGTGAAGTAGGTAGTATGTCATCTACTATGTGGGGTCAAGCAGCTATGCTATCAGACGCTGAAATACAAACAATAGGAAAATTTATTGAGGAGACAATGGAATGAAAGTAGAAATCTACAGCATACCAAACTGTCCGTATTGTACAAAAGCTAAGTTCTTAGCTGACATGGCGGATGAAGTAACTGAAGT